GCGAACTAGTCACGTTTCCACCCGATTACCGCAAGCAGATGCAATGGGAAGGCGACATCGTGCGCTACTACCGAACGCCAGATGTTGACGGTCAAACAGTGTGCAAACACTGCGGAGACATCATGCACAACCACGGCTGGATTGACACGCTGGAAGGCGGCCACATTGTTTGCCCAGGAGACTGGATCATCACCGGAGTGAAAGGCGAACATTACCCATGCAAGCCTGACATCTTTGAAATGACTTATGAAAAAGTTAAAGCAAGGGATGAGCAATGAATAACAAATACATCATTTTTGGATCAGGTGGGCTCGCCAAGGAGTTGATTAGCTATATTGAAGCCGAAGGCAAGGACGAGGTGGTGTGCGTGGTGTCATCGGAACCTTTTGGCGACAACAGGTTTGGGCGCAAGTACGCCGTTGTTGAAAACATCCGCGTCGGCGCGTTTCCTGGGGCGAAGTTCTTGTTGGCGGTGGCTGACCCAGAGGTCAAGCGTGCCATTGTGGAGAAGAACGAAATGCGATGGGCGACATATATCCATCCCACTTGCACGATCTCGCCATACGCAACGATTGGCATGGGTTGCGTTTTGGCTCCGCAGTGCATTGTCACGGCTGACGCCATCTTGTGCGAGTGGGTCTTCATGAATACGCACGCGACGGTGGGGCATGACTCGATTGTGGATTCGTGGACAACCATGTTCCCTAAGACGGAAATTTGCGGCGATTGCGAAATCGGGATGGGTTGCATCTTAGGCATTGGCAGTTATGTGCTGCCGAAGAAGGTGCTAACCAGAGGCATCAAGGTTTCAGCAGGGGCCGTGGTCCGCCATTCGTTTGACCAGAAGCATCACGTCGGGATCACACTGCAAGGCAATCCGGCGGTGCCGAGATGACAGCAGAGCAATTGGCGCAATCGCTTGGTAACGCCAAGCGTTATGCGAGAGGGTGGTTGGCATCTTGCCCTGTGCTCGGGCATGGGTCGGGAAACGGTGATCGGCATCCTTCGTTAGCGATCACGCAAAACGGCGATAAGTGGTTGTTTAAGTGCTTTGGTGGGTGCGATCAGTCGGATGTGTTTGCCGCCATGAAGCAGCACTTGCCTACGGGCGGATTGAACTGGAACCGGCCAGCGGTAGCGCGTGATCCGTTGTCGGGTATCCGACCGATTGTGCCGCCAAACATGAAAGAGGTAACGGCCTGGGATTATGTGGACGAGTTTGGCGAAGTCACAGCGCAAAAGGTCCGGTACGAGTTAGAGGACGGCAGCAAGACTTACCGCCAGTACCACATCATGAACGGTGAGCGGGTGCCGACGATTCGTAACTGGACGCCGATCCCGTACAACTTGCCAGCCATGATCGCCAAGCCAAACGATCCTGTGTTTATTTGCGAAGGTGAAAAGGCGGCGGAGTTTCTTGCAGGGTTTTATGGCGTTGTAGCCGTGTCAGCGCACCAAGGTTCAAGCGATTGGCCTGTGGCGATCACGCCATGGTTTCATGGTCGATTGGTGGTGGTCATACCCGATAACGACATACCAGGCTGGAAGTACGCCAAACGTGTCGTAAGGGCGCTACTAGGCACTGCGCAAGCCATTAAGGTTGTGGATTTGGCGGATGATCAGTCCGCTATTGGCGATGATGCTGTGGAGTACATCGAGGGCCATACGTTTGAGCAATTCAAAGCCACGGTTGCGCTAGCGAGCGTGGTTGAGGATTTCGAGGAACTCGAGCCGCCACAACGACTAACAGGGAATGAAGAGGCAGAGAGCGAACCTGAATCGGTTGCGCCGGAACCCGAACCGTTTCCGGAAGTGATCGAAGCGCAAGCGCAGCAGCGCTACAAGGTCGAGATGTGGCGTGACGCCAAGGACGAACCGGTGAAGTGGTTGGTGGATAGGATCGTGCCGCAAAAGGCTTTTATGGCGCTCTACGGGCCACCAGGCACGTTCAAATCGTTCATTGCATTGCACCTAGCCGCCATGATCGCCAGCGGGTCCGCGTGGCTGGCGCACGAAGTGCATGAGCCGGGGGAGGTGCTGTACATCGCGGGTGAAGGGCATGGCGGTATCGGAACGCGGATTGCTGGTTTACGCCATGCCTATGAACTCACGGACATACCGGTTGGCGTGATCAGGTCACAGGTGAACTTGAGGTCATCGGATCAGGATTTTGAGGACTTGATCATCGCCATTAAATCGTCCGAAATACAGCGTCCGAAATTGATCATTATTGACACGCTAGCCCGCGCCTTTGGCGGAGGCAACGAGAACGCGTCCGAGGACATGGGTTCCTTCATATCCAACTGTGGACGCTTGCAGGAAGCCACGGGCGCGGCGCTCTTAGTTGTCCACCATTCAGGTAAAGACGCGTCGCTAGGGCTTAGAGGGCATTCCAGTTTCCTGGGCGCTGTGGATACGCAGATTGAGATTTCCCGCCATGTCGATCAAATGTCAGGAACCTTAAAGGTTACCAAGCAAAAGGATGGCAAGGACGGTGTGGAAATTCATTTCTCGATGGATACAGTGAGTTTTGATCAATCAGAAACGTCTGCCGCCAAGTTAAACCTTGGGTTTGAGGATGATTCATCCGCCACGTTAGTGGTTAAGCCATTCGATGGACAGTTACCGGATGGCATTGGCTTTAAGCCGCCACAAGGATCAAGAGCAAACGCGGGAAGGGGTAAGCATCAGTCGATGGGCAGGGAAGCGTTACGCCATATTGTGAAGGTTGAAGGGCAGTACCAGATCGTGCAGGGAGAACGCCATCGAGCGGTGACGTTAGACCGTTGGCGGGATGAGGTATACGCTAGGCTTGGAAGCGATGTAGAGGAGTCCGACAAGCGAAAGCGGTGGAAGGAAATTAAGGATAAGTTGGTTGAGTTAGGGTTTGCCGCCATCAGGAATGATTTGGCGTGGATCAAACCGGTTAACGAGGAAGGTTTTTAGGCGTCCGAAATGCCGTCCGAACTTGATGATGAAATACCGAAAAATGCTTAAAAAATAGGCAAAAAACGTGGTTTAGCGTCCGGATTGCGTCCGAAAGTAAATTTCAAGGATTTTGCCGTCCGAAAGTAAACGTCCGAAATGCAGTTAAACGTCCGAAACAGTCCGAAAAAGCGTCCTAAGTTGTCCGAAAACGCCATCGAACAAAATTTCATAGCGTCCGAAATGTGTGTGTGTCTGAAAGACACACATTCGGACGGTGAAATGTTCCGGACGGTTGGTATGGCGGAAAGCGAAAAGAGAGGAGTTTTTGGTTATGGCGAGAACGAGTAAGCGTGGAAAGGTTTATGAGGCTTTACATGGCGGGACAAAGTTTGATGGGTTGAAGGAACCCTTTGAAGAGCGTGACCCGATCGTGTTGGCGTTGAACAGTTTGGCGTTAGGTGTTGTGGCGAGGAAGAGGAAAGCGGATCAGCGTTGGGGCTTGGATCGTTTGGCGGAACTGGTGAGCGAGGAAACGCGTTTGAAGTATTGGCGGCAGATTCACCGTTGTCGTTTGGCGTATCAGAGCCGAGACGTGGAGAGTTACAGGTCAGCGGTTGGCGGGATGATGCGAGCGTATGACGCGTTAGAGAAGGAGGCGGAATCCGGTGGCGCGGAACCGTTGCATGAGGATGTGTTGGAGGGTCAGCGAGAAGACGGGAGTGTGTTTGCGGTGGCGGCTAACGCGGACTCGGCTTGGGCGTATTCTCAGCAACGCGTTGAAGTGGATGTGTGGACCTTGGATGAGTTGGCGGTGATCCTGGCTGCGCCCGTGTTTACGCAGGCGATTAGGCTGAAGCGAGCGATGCCTGGTACGGAAGTGATGTCAGTGATTCAGCCAGAGGATGTGGGGCCAGTGTTTACGGGTGACACGGGAACAGACGACGGTTACACTTTGAGCGAAAAGACGGTTGAGATCATGGAATCGATGAAAGGAAAGGCTAAGTGAACATGGATGATGTGAAGCGTGGTAGCGAGGCGGAGAGCGTGGATAGCGGCGCATTGCGCGAAGCGCGTGGCGCGGGTGGAGGGTTAGCTGTTTCTGAGCAAAGCCAAGTTGCTGAAATGTCCAACAAGAAAAGGCGCGAGGCTCGGTCCATTGTCAATAGGTCGATTCATCGGTATCCGGGTGGCGAGGAAAAGTTATTCGAGGACATTGCAAGCGGAGTCAAGATAACGGACATCGTTGGAAGGTTGGAAGTGAGCGAGGGCGCGTTTTACGCGTGGGCGGAAACAACGCCGAAGCGCAGCGAAGAGTTCTCGCGTGCACGTGCGCGTGCCGCGCACGCTTTGGCGGAGCAAGGGCTGACGATTGTTGATTCGGCGGACGTGGCTTCAGCGAATTTGGCGAACGTTAGAGCGCGTTACCGGCAATGGCTGGCAGGGAAGTGGAACCAGGCTGTCTATGGCGATAAGCAACAGCAAGTGGCTATACAGGTCAACCTGAACCAGGCGCACCTGATGGCGTCAAAGCACGCCGATGCTGTAATCTCCGTAAACGAAGATGACAACACCTTAGATGTTGCACCGCACAACGGGTAACCTGTTGCGCTGACGCGACACTCCGGGCTCCGCGCCGCTGGCGCGCCCCCCCTTGTCGATTTCGAGGGGGCGGCGTTGGCGCGGCACCCCACACGCGCCACTAGCACTTCGTGCAATGGCTAATGTGGACCCCCCACCTACCGCTTATCCGTTCGTCGGCTGGCGTCAAAAAAAAATTCTGATAGCGATTACAAATGACTGTAAACGTGGTGTAATTGATTCACCAACAAAACACAGGAAGAAGTGATGAAATCTACGAACGCAACACTGATACTTGGCGGCGCAATGTTTGGCGCTCTCTACGCGATCATGGTTTGGGTGGCGCTATGAGCGTTTACGCTTACTTGCGCGTGTCCACGGATGAACAGGCCAGCGGTACGAGTTTGGATACGCAGCGCCGCGAAGTGGAAGGCAATGCACTCACGCATAACCTGATCATTGATCAGTTCATCGAGGACGCTGGCGTGTCAGGGCATTTGGGATTCATTGGTCGTTTGGCGGCAAACGGTGTGACGCTGAAGCGCGGTGACGTTGTGATTGTGGCAAAGCTGGATAGGTTTAGCCGCAACTCGATGGACACGTTGAATGTGGTGCATGAGTTCAAGCGTGATGGGATAAGGTTGATCATCAACGGTCATGGCGATGTCACGGACGAGAAGAACATTTACGGGCAACTGATGCTTGAGATCATGGCGGCATTTGCCACCCACGAGCGCAGAGTGATCAAGGATCGCCAGCGCACCGGGCAAGCCGCCAAGAAGTCCCAAGGTGGTCACGTTGGCGGCAAACCGCCGTTTGGTTATGCGGTAGATGGTTCAGGTAAGAGTGCAAGGCTTATTCCTGTGCCTGAACAGCAGGAGGCGCTGGAAACGATTAAGAGCTTGGCGGGTCGGTATTCATTGCGCATCATTGCTTGGGAAGTCGGGCGTCGCCACGGTGTTAAGGTTTCGCATACCGCTATTCAGAAGGTGATCAATCGTGGATGCGTCTAATGATTTGGTGGCTGTATTTCGCCAGGCGCTTAACAAGTACCGCAAGAACGCGCCACTGTTTGTGCGTGAAGTTTTAGGGGTAGATCCGGATGCTTGGCAAGATGAGTTCTTGGCGGCTGTAAGCAACGGTGAACGGAAGATCTCGATTCGCTCAGGACATGGCGTAGGAAAGTCCACGGCAGCGTCTTGGGCGATGCTGCACTTTGTGCTTACGCGTTACCCGTCCAAGGTGGTGGTAACCGCGCCTACGAGTTCGCAGTTGTATGACGCTTTGTTTGCTGAACTAAAGCGTTGGCATAAGGAGCTACCTGACGCCTGGCGCGAGTTGCTTGATCCGAAAACCGATCGGATTGAATTGAAAGCATCGCCCACTGAAGCGTTTATTTCAGCTAGAACATCCCGCGCCGAGCAACCCGAGGCCTTGCAGGGCGTTCACGCTGATTATGTGATGCTGGTGGCGGATGAAGCGTCGGGTATTCCTGAAAGCGTTTTTGAGGCCGCTGCCGGCTCCATGTCCGGGCATAACGCTGTGACGATTTTGCTTGGGAACCCTACGAAGTCTTCGGGGTTTTTCTTCGACACGCACCACCGGTTGAAGGATGAATGGTGGACGCGCCGCGTGTCATGCCATGACTCGAAGCGCGTTTCCAAGGAATACATTGCTGACATGGCGGCTCGCTACGGCGAGGACTCCAACGCGTTCCGCGTGCGTGTCCTGGGTGAGTTTCCGCGATCGGATGACGATACGCTTATTGGTGTTGAGCTGGTGGATAGCGCGTTTCATAGGGATGTATCGCCAACGAGCGAAGCCGCCATTGTGTGGGGGCTGGATGTGGCGAGGTTTGGAACGGATGCCACGGCACTGTGCAAGCGCCAGGGCAATACGGTTTCTGAGATACGCAAATGGCGGAACCTGGATCTGATGCAAACCACAGGCGCGGTGGTCGCGGAATACGAGGCCATGCGGCTAGAAGATAGGCCGATCGAAATCCTTGTTGATTCGATTGGCCTAGGGGCCGGTGTTGTGGACCGTCTGCGCGAATTGAACTTGCCAGCGCGTGGGATTAACGTTTCCGAGTCCCCTGCCATGGGAACGATTTACACGAACCTGCGTGCCGAGCTATGGGGCAAGATGAAAGCGTGGTTAGAGAAACGCGATTGCAAGCTGCCTAAAGATGAGTCCTTGTTGGCGGAACTAGTGGCACCGCGTTACGCGTTCAATTCCAACGGCAAGATGAAACTGGAAAGCAAAGACGAGATGCGCAAGCGCGGTTTGGGTTCGCCCGATATGGCTGACGCATTGGCGTTAACCTTTGCCAGCGATGCCGCTGTAGGGTTGTACGGCAAGGGTTATCAGTCGCAATGGGGTAAGCCGATCAAGCGTAACTTGCGAGCTGTGGTGTGAAGGACTACATCGCAGGCCATACCGTTTGGCGTACACCGCAAGATGACCCGCCACCACTTGGCGTGAAGATGCTATTGCTGAACCCTGGTGGCGTGTGCGTGATTGGTGTTTGGGATAAATGGGCTATTGCTTGGGCGCCTCTGCCTACGCTGCCTGATCATATTAAGAGGGTGCTTTATGGATGAAGACCGCTACATTGACCGCGAGCACGCCAAGCACAATGCTGTAACCGAGGCGTACCAAGAAGGTTTGAACGACGGTATTGAGCAGTGCATTGACATACTGATGCGTCTGCACGAGCGCTCAGGCCACAATCACAATTACTATTTATACGCCGCAAACGTACTGCGAGGTGACGTATGGATCTGAAGAAAATGGCAAGCCAAGCATTTATCAATTCGATACTCGAAGGCTTTCCGAAAAACGAATACCTGAAACTTCAGTGGGAAGTGCTCGAAGAGATGGTGATAGACCTTGAGCGCAAATCCGCTGAGTTAGTGCGCTTGGCCGAAGAGGCTAGAAAGCGCAAGCCATGAAGCCCGTTACGATTCTCATTCCGGCTTATAAACCACAACACTTGGCGCAGACGCTGATCAGCGTGCTGGCGCAATCCTATGTTGATACGCACCTGGTGATTGGCAATCACGCGTCTAATCATGACGATCACGATGCGATCACAACCATCATTCAAGACGTACTTCATACAACGCCTTTTGACTATCATGACACCAGCGCGATCTGTCCAGGCGATCAAGTGGCGCACTACCAATATCTGTGGGACGAGGCGCAAACGGACCTAGTGCGTTTTGTGTACGACGATGATGTGATCTACCCAGCTTCGACGAGCTACTTGGTGTATCTCATGTCATACAACGCCCAATGCGTGATGGCGTGGCATCAGCGCCACTGGATTGACGATCGGGGCCAACTCTTAAGAGCGCCATCACTGATTGCGCAAGAAGAAGTGATTAAGTCATCCCGCGAGAACATCTTGCGTCTGATGGCGGTTCATAAGAACTTTATCGGCGAACCGTCCTTTGTTTTGTTCGATAAGTCCCAATGCGCATTCACCATGGACTACACACCCCTTGGCGCAGTGACGCCGCGACACTATTTGGGCGATGTAACGCATTACCTGGAGGCCACGCGCCACGGGTGCGCAGTCGGTGGTGGGGCGCACCTGGGGGCGTTTCGGATGCACGCCAACCAAGACTCCAATCAGCGCAACCCGCGCCACGCGTTAGGGATTGTGGATTGGGAAATGATCATGCGCCATGAGTTCGTGGCGGGTAATATCAACGAGACAACGGCCATTGATTGGTCCAATACGATCATCAAGACCTATTGGCGGGAGATGGAGCGCTTCCCATCGCTTAAAACGTTCTACTCGCGCCTGAGCGCCGATGCCGCCTTTGGGCGTTTGAAGCAACTCGAAGGCTTTATGGCTGATTACACGGCATTGCGAGTCAATCATGCCTGATCCATTTGTTATTAAAGAGCCGACATGTATCAGCTTCTCTGGAGGCAGGACCAGTGCTTACATGCTTTGGCGTGTCTTGCAATCTAACAATGGTTTACCTGATGATGCGATTGTTTGTTTTGCAAACACGGGTAAGGAAGAGGAAGCAACATTAGAGTTTGTGCGCGATTGCGAGAAACACTGGGGCGTAGAGATTCATTGGTTGGAGTACGCTTCAGACAAGCCTTATTTCAAGCGGGTTGACTTTGCAAAAGCAAACAGAGACGGAAAGCCTTTTGCCAATCTCATTAAAAAGAAGAATTACTTACCTAATACTTTTGCTCGATTTTGCACATCAGAACTCAAGATCAACACCATTGACCGCTACTTGAAGTCAATGGGGTGGGATGAGTATTTAACCTTTGTCGGTGTTCGTGCTGATGAACAGCGCAGAGTCGCTCGCATAAGGGCTAAGCAAGATGGAAAAGAAATGCCTTTGGCAACAGCGAGCATTTCTTCTCATGATGTTCAATCATTTTGGAGTCATCAGTCGTTTGATCTCGGGCTTGTGACTGTGCAGGGCAATGCGCTACTGGGTAACTGCGACCTTTGCTTTATGAAAACAGCGGCTCATAAGCTAGGTCTCATTCAACAAAAGCCGGATAGAGCTGTTTGGTGGGCAGAGCAAGAGAAAAAGATAGGCGGTTTGTTTAGGGAAGATCATCCTTCCTACGCGCAGATGCTCAAGTTCAGCGAGCAACAAACCGACATGTTTAGCGATGATGAAGAAGCTATGGCTTGCTTTTGTGGCGAATGATGTGATAGTTTCGCCTCCCAAACGGGGGTTGCGCCATGAAATCGAAGCCTGTATGGGATAAGCCACGGCCAAAATCACTTGGCAAAAGCGAACCGCTGTCTAAAAAGCAAAAGTCATCCGCCAAGGCCATGGCGAAATCCGCTGGCCGTCCTTATCCTAATTTGGTGGATAACATGCGAGCGGCCAAGAAATGAGCCGCCAATATCGAGATTCATCCGGCCAACTGTGGCCTGAAATTGTTGGGCGTTTTGGTACAACAACCATGCTTACAACGTCTGATTCAAGCCAGCAATCGCACGCCGCTGGCACAGGCGTAACGCTGATGCGTATTGCTAACGGTTCCGATGATGGCAAGCATTTGCATTTCACAACCGGTGCAAATCCAACGGCAACAACAAGCGATCCTATCGTCCCGTCTTACCAAACTGAGTTTGTGGCGGTGCAACCTGGCGATAAAGTAGCAATCATTTCAGGGCATAACCATAACTTTCACGTCACTATTACGGACATTCTTCCATCATGATGAAAAAGACCAAGGCCGAAAAGAAAATCAGCAAAGTGATGACCGAATACAAGTCGGGCAAGCTGCACTCCGGTAGCAAAAAAGGCCCAATGGTGACCAATCCTAAGCAGGCCATTGCCATTGCATTGTCTGAAGCCGGTAAGGCGAAGAAGAAGTGATGGAATGCCCGATTGAAACCAAAGATCCGGTAGCGAATCTTAAGCATCGCAACTGGGCTTTCGCCAATGTGGGCTACGGACCCGCTAATCCCGAACTGCCGAACAAGGATTTTTGGGACGCCAAAGCCGAAACGTGGAACACGGACCTGGCGCAAGCCAAGTCGATGCGTTGCGGTAACTGCGCTGCGTTTATCCAAACACCTGAAATGATTGCCTGCATTACGGGCGGCATGGAGGGTGACGAAGAAGGCGAGTACGAGAACGGCGAAGAAGGTGAAGAAGGCGAATACAACGGCGAGACGGAAAGCGAAGAGAACGAAGACCTTGAAATGGCCGTGCAAAACGCCGCTGATCTTGGATACTGCGAACTATTCCACTTTAAGTGTGCAGCGGCACGCACTTGCGATGCTTGGTTGGTTGGCGGACCCATTACATCGATGGCGAACTCACGCCGCCAGCGCGAAGCTGTCGAGTTTCAGCGCGTAAACTTTATGCGCGATGAGGATTAAATGATTAAACGCGGATCAGAAACGTTTTCCGGGTACAACAAACCCAAGAAAACACCGAACCACCCTAAGAAAAGCCATGCTGTATTGGCGAAATCGGGTGATGAGGTCAAGCTGATTCGTTTTGGGCAGCAAGGCGTTCAAGGTTCACCGGAAGGCACCAAACGCAACGAGGCATTCAAGGCGCGTCACGCGTCAAACATTGCCAAGGGCAAGATGAGTGCGGCTTACTGGGCCAACAAAGTGAAATGGTGACACATGGACGTTGAAATGAAACTTGCTACCGGTATTAAGTCCGGTGAGCCTATGGATGAAACTGAAGTGCAAGCAGTTGTTGCGGCTGAACTGACGGATGCCGTTAACTTTATTGATTTAGAGATTGGCAATCTTCGCGCCCGCGCTACGGAATACTATTTTGGCGATCCATTTGGCGATGAAGAAGAGGGCCGCAGCCAAGTTGTTTCCATGGATGTGCGCGACACGGTGCAGGCCATTCTGCCAAGCCTTATGCGCATTTTCTTTAGTAGCGAAAACGTTGTGCAGTACGTTCCGCGCAGCGCCGAGGATGTGGCTATGGCGGAGCAGGCCACAGACTATGTGCGTTACATCCTGAACGAAGACAACAATGGCTTTGTGCTGTTTCATTCGATCTTTAAGGACGCACTGGTACGCAAAACAGGCGTGTGCAAATGGTGGGTTGACGAGAGGGAAGAGGTCAAGGCTGAAACCTACAGCGGGTTGGATGACGCGCAACTTACATTAGTCTTGAGCCAAGACGGCGTCGAAATGGTGGATTTGATCTCAATTGAAGATCCTTCAGCGCCACCGCCAATCATAGACCCGCTAACCGGCCAGCAGTTAACGCCAACCGTAATGATTCACGACGTAAAGGTTAAGCGCAAAATTATCACCAAGCGTTTCCGAGTTGAATCATTGGCGCCTGAAGAGTTTATTGTTGATCGACGCGCCAGAACGCTTGAAGACGCCGACATTGTTGCGCATCGCAAGTTGGCAACCGTATCCGAATTGGTTGCTATGGGCTATAGCCAAGAGGAAGTGGAAAGCAATACGGGTGAGGATGAGCTTGATACCAATATTGAGCGCATTGCCCGTAATCCTGCGCAAATGATGTTTGGCGAATCAGCCAACAACCCTGCGCAGCGCCGTGTGCTTTATACAGAATCTTATATCCGTTTGGATATAGACGGTGACGGCATAGCCGAGTTGCGCAAGATCTGCACCATGGGTCCGTCTTATAAGATCGTTGCCAACGATCCGGCGGATGACATCCCATTTGCTTATTTCTGTCCTGATCCTGAACCGCATACGCTGTTTGGCATGTCCACGGCTGATGTAACCATGGACATCCAGCGCATTAAATCCGTAATCCTGCGCAATATGCTTGATTCGTTGGCGCAGGCCATTCATCCGCGCACAGGCGTGGTTGAGGGCCAGGTAAACCTTGATGATGTGCTGAACAACGAGAACGGCGCGATTATCAGGATGCGTGCGCCAGGTATGGTCCAGCCCTTTACTACGCCATTTGTTGGTCAACAAGCCTTTCCGATGATGGAGTACATGGATCAGATCAAGGAAGCCAGAACTGGTATGTCCAAGGCTTCTATGGGTTTAAACGCTGATGCGCTCCAATCAACCACGCGTTTGGCGGTGCAAGCCACGGTTCAGGCGGCGCAGCAACACATTGAATTGATCGCTCGCGTGTTCTCCGAAATAGGCATGAAGCGTTTGTTCAAAGGTTTGTTGCGCTTAGTTACGCGCCACCAGGACAAGCCACGCGTTATTCGGCTGCGCAATCAGTGGGTGGAGGTCGATCCGCGCGGTTGGGATGCCGCCATGGATGTAAGCGTGAACGTTGGCTTAGGCACGGGCGGCATTGACGAGAAGATGCAATTCTTGCAAGCGATCGCTGGCAAGCAAGAGCAAATCCTGCAATCACTTGGCCCAAGCAACCCTATTGTCACTATTGGTCAATACGCTAATACGCTAACCAAACTGGTTGAAATGGCGGGCTATAAAGACTCGACACAGTTTTTCAATCAGTTGCCAGCAGATTACACGCCACCAGCGCCGCAGCCACAGCCTGATCCCACACAAGCCTTGGCGCAAGTGCAGATCCAGAGTATTCAAGCGGACATTCAAAAGAAAGCTGCAGAACTTGCCCTGGAGCGCGAAAAGATGATCCGCGCCGACGACCGCGAGCGCGATCGTATCGCACAAGATGGCGTATTGAAGCGCCAAGAAATGGAATTGAAGTACCAAGTCAACCTTGCTGCAACGCAAGCCGAAATTGATGCCCGTGTGGCGATGGACCGCGAGCGGATGCAACTGGATGCCATTAACCAATCACAGCAAGCCGTTACGGCTGCACAGCCCATGCAATGACACCTGATGAAAAAATAAGACGAGCACAAGACGCGCAACGGATTATTGAATCCGCGTTGTATAAAGAGGCTTACGCAAAAATCCGCGAGCAGTTATTTGATGAGTGGGTAACATCGACGGATGCAAAAATTAGGGACGCACTATGGCACGAATTTAAAGCCGTGGAACGCGTCCAAACTTTTTTTGGTAGTGTCATCACTGAAGGCACGTTGACTCGTATGGCGGCAGACCGCCAACGAAAACAGGCCCATCTTGAGGGATCACGATAAATGAGCGAGAATGTTGCAGTACCGGTTGAAAGCGAAAGCACAGCCGGGTTAACGGTGGCGCAAGCCGCCCAAGCCTTTGAGTCGATGTTTGCCGAACCCGGAGAACAAACAGAGGCTGAGGCACAAACGGATGAGGCACAGGCCAAATCCGATGATGTTGGCGATGCAGAGGATGAATCGGTTGATGGCGAAGTAACCGAAGAGGCCGAAGCGTCGAGCGAGTCTGAAGAAACTGAGGAACAAGAGCAGAGCACTGAGCCACCTAAGTTCACCGTCAAGGTTGACGGCAAAGAAATGGAGGTGCCGCTCGATGAGCTGCTAAACGGTTATCAGCGGACAGCAGACTACACACGCAAAACGCAAGCACTGGCTGAACAGCGCAAGGCCGCTGAGTCGGAGTTAAATGCGGTGCGTGAAGAGCGGCAAACTTACGCTCAGTTGCTCACGGCGTTGCAAGCGCAACTCCAGCAGCAACAAGAAAACCCAGTTGATATGGAACGTTTGTATCAAGAAGATCCTATCGAGTGGGTGAGGCAAACCGAGTTGCAGCGTCAACGTAACGAGAAATTGGCAGCATCACAAGCCGAACTCCAGCGTTTGAACCAGTTGCAACAAAGCGAAGCGCAACGCGCCATGAGGGCACGCTTAGAGCAAGAAGCGCAACTTCTTGTGGAGGCCATACCTGAGTGGAAAAACGCCGATACG